GGCGCGGCTATAATTTTTTTAGAATCTCACGCTTTTTGTCTTTGACAATGCGTATGGGCTTTGGTATGTTGGTCTTTGACAGGTGATCGTGGCGATCATGGAGCCTGCGGGGTCGAGGCGGCCTCGTGGGTTTTTTTATGGGGAGTTGCAATGAGAAAGAGAGCGGGGCATTTGGTTGTTTCTGAGGCTTCGTTTGATCGGGACCGTTGGCCTAACTTTAGTTTTGGGGAGTTGAGGTGTCGGCATACGGGGGCTTGTCTTATGGACGAGTCTTTTCTGGATCGGTTGCAGTTGTTACGCGATGCGGTGGGGCCATTGGTTGTTACTTCGGGGTATCGCTCGCGGGCTCATCCGGTGGAGGCTAAGAAGGATCGTCCTGGGGTTCATACGTCTGGTCGGGCTGTGGATGTGGCCTGCCGGGGTGAGCAGGCGTATCAAGTGTTGGGCAAGGCATTGGAGCTTGGGTTTACGGGGATTGGGGTGAGTCAAAGTGGGGAGGGTGGTCGGTTTTTGCATTTGGATGATCTGGGCAACGTGGAGTATCATGGCCCCAGGCCTGCGGTATGGAGTTATTGAGGTGAAGATTAAGGGCAAGCATCAAGAGGCGATCCAGATGATGATTTTGGATCGGTTTTCCAAGAATCGTCTTACGAGCCAGATTGCCAAGCAGTTGGGGGTAACGGTTTCGGCGGTTAATTACTGGAGGGCAGACGAGGACTTCCAGGCGGAGTATCAGAAGCAGTTGCGTATTTACCAGAAGGATTTTTCTGATATTAAGCTGGCGGATCGCAAGGAGCGGGTTAAGGTCTTGTCGGAGATGTTTGAGCATATACCGGAGCCTCGGGTTTCGTTGAGGCTGAAGGTGCTGGAGCAGATACGGCAAGAGGTGGGTGATGACCGGATACAAATCGAGCATACGGTTGAGATGAAGGGTCCGAATGTCCCGCCGAGGGCTGAAAGTTACGAGGAATGGATTAAGCAAAACGAGCAGATGCTTGCGGCGTTGCCGGATTCGTCTGTTGAAGCGGATTTCAGCGTAGAGGCGTAACATGGCACCGCAAAGTGCTGTTCAATCGCAATATACAGACGAGGAGCTTGAGCTTATCCGCAGAGAACTTGAATCCGATGGCGTTGAGTTTTCCAAGTTGGCACCGGAAGCATTGGAGCGGCAAGTTGTTCAAAATCCAGATGGGTCAATCTCTACGGAGCGAACCGTAACAATACAAGATCCTCGTATTCATAAAGGACTTTGGGTTAATATTCCTACGATGTTTGGCGGCAAGGAAGTGTCGCAAGAAAGAGCCATAGATATTATTGCTGAAAATAAAGGCGTAGACCCAGAAACGGGCCGCGAAGTTCCCTTTTTTACTTCTCTTGATGAAGCAATTTCGGAAGCTAAGGCTCGTTCTGATTCTCTTGGTGCCGCGCATCGAAAAAGAGAACAACAATGAGTTGGCAACCGCAACCTGGGCCACAAGAAAAGGCTATACGTGCTTCTTTTGTCGATGAAATCTTCTTCGGCGGAGCGCGAGGTGGGGGTAAGACGGATTTGCTTCTCGGAGATTTCGCTGCCGACATACAGCAGTATGGCGAGCATTGGCGTGGGGTCTTGTTTAGACGGACCTATCCCGAGTTGGATGAGATCGTAGATCGCAGCAGGGCTATTTATTTTGAGATGTTCCCCGAGGCGGAGTATAAGGTCGGTTCCCATACATGGCACTTTCCCGGTGGGGCTACGCTCAAGCTGCGGCACATAGAGACAGAATTGGACGCAGACCATTATCAAGGCCACCAGTACACTTGGATCGGGTGGGACGAAATGGGCTCATGGCCCGATCTTAAAGCCTATCATAGACTTAAGGCTTGTCTCCGCTCTGCCCATGCGGTGCCTGTCAAGCGTATTCGGGTTACAGGCAACCCCGGTGGCCCCGGCCATAACGAGGTCAAGCGGTATTTTGTCGATGCAGGCGAGGAAGGGCATCTTGTAACGGGGGCAGATAAGATGACGCGGATGTATATCCGCAGTCTTGTTACAGACAACAAGGTATTGTTACAAAGTGATCCAGGGTATATTGATCGCTTGAAGGCAGTAGGCGATGAGCAGTTGGTGCAGGCGTGGTTGGAGGGTGATTGGGATGCAATGGTCGGTGCTTTTTTCTCAAATTGGCATGGTAACAAGGTCCAGGTGCCTTCTTTCAACATCCCAGACCATTGGCCTCTCTTTGGGGCTTTAGATTATGGCGAATCGGCTCCGTCCAGCTTCGGCTTGTATACTGTAGACCATGATGATAACGTCTATCGTGTTACGGAGTATTATCAAGGCAATGCCTCGGCTTCGCAACATGCCGAGGGCATCACCAAGATCATTGAGGGATGTCCGTTTACTGGAGGTCGTAGCCCCCAGGCTATTTATGCCGATCCGAGCATTTTCGTCAAGCGCAGGCTTACCGAAGCGATGAACCGAAGCCCTGCTGATGTGTTCGGAGAGAATGGTTTATGGTTGACAAGAGCCAACAATGATCGTATAAATGGATGGAGGGTTTGTAACGATGCGCTGATCAATGAGCGTTTTTATTGCTTTGCGGGATGGAACGATGCTCTATGCCGCACAGTGCCTACGCTTCCAAGATCGGCCCGAAACCCCGAAGACCTCGACACTCATGCCGAGGATCATGCAGCCGATGAATGGCGTTACGCTATGATGCACTGTTACAAGCCTCATGCCGCACCGCCTGTAACACCTTACGAGGGAACGGCTCAACAGGCGTTGGATTCCCTCGGAAGCAGTGGAAGCAAAAAAGGACGATACGACACCGCATGAACAAAACGACTTACGGGAAATTATTCCCTGTAGGCATAATGAGGACGGATAAAATGGCCGGATTCAACGGAACCCCCAAGCCTTCTCGCAGTAAGCCGAGTGGTGCCAAACGTGTAAAGCCCGTTGGCCCGAAAGCGGATTTGATGAAAAAAGGCAAAGGAACCAAGTAATGCCAAAGGTTGGTGGCAAGCACTTCGCATACACTCCTGCTGGACAGGCTGCTGCCAAAAGAGAAGCGGCTAAGATGGGTAAATCCGTCAAAAGCGGATCTAAGCGAAAGAAAAGCGGGGCTTCGGGGTTTAACGGAACCCCCAAGCCTGCATCGAGGTAGTGGATGAAAAAGCAAGAGATTGATTTCTGGCGCGGGGCTATCGAAAACACCAAGGTGTGGATGCGCCCCCGTCATAAGTTGTGGAAGCGGCTCCTCAAAGCCTATGAGATGGATTTTGAGGTGGCAGGCTTACCAGAGGACAAGACTGTCCGAATCTCACGCTTTTACCCCCTCACTCGGCAGATCATAGCCAGTATAAGCTATAACTACCCCCATGTATTCTTCCATGTCGAAGAGCCGGACAGGGAGTTTGCTTCGGACATATTGGAGCGAGTAGCCAATGCTGCATTAGAGCAGATGGATACCAAGGCTGAAGTGCAACAGGTTATTTTCGATGCACTTTACTGCGATGTGGGATGGCTCAAGTATGGATACAATCCCCCAGGCGATAACGATATTGTTGCGCCTTATACGATCAACGATGCCCTTTCTGATGATTTTCCTTATGTGCATCGGGTCAATCCGTTCAATGTCTTTATAGACCCACTTACGCCTCCCCATCGACTTTCTCACGCTCGTTACATCATCGAAAAGATGATGGTGCCGCTTGAATATGTGCGCGATGATCCCCGCTTTGAAAACAGAAGGCAGATACAGGCGGTAGACGAAGAAAATAATACCGATACTCTACTGTATGATGTGGAAAGTGGAGGGGTAAGCGAAGAAGCTGAAGCTGTAAGCGAGGCTAAGTCGCAAGGCAAGATGACGGTCCTCTACGAGATCCATGACCGGATGCACCAAAAGCGCATTACTTTTGCCGAAACAGTACGCGAGCCCATCGAAGAGATAGACCATCCGATGTTGGCTATGAAGCCCGTCATGCTGCCCGATCCATATACGGGGGAAATGATGATGACGGGTGAGTTTGAAAAAGAAGGGGGCTATCTCACTACAGGTGGATTCCCTTACCATGCACTTAAGTTCGACCAGACGCAGGAATCGTTTTACGGCAAGCCCCCAATGGCGTATGCCGAAGACACTCAAAAGCTCATCGTGGAAAGCGTATCGCGCAGGGCCGACCTCCTTAAACGCTTCTCCCGCACTGTCTTAGGGTCGCGCAGGGAGCGTGATGCTAATGCCGACATCGGAGAGACATTGGAGCAGGGTAGGGATGGAGACATCATATGGGTCGAAGATCCACAAGCCTCTTTTAAAGCTCTTGACTTCGGCAACCCGCCCCCCGACCAGCTTGGATTAGAAAACGATGCTCGCTCCTATGAAGAGCAAGCATTGAACGTATCTCAGATGTCAATGGGGGGTGGACCCAAGCGCACTGCTACCGAGGCTTCGTTGATAGCCAGCTTTGGTCAGTTGAACCGAGAGTGGATGCAGATGAAGGTAGCCGATGCGTATAGGGCTACGGTTCATAATACACTTCGCATGATGGCAGATGCCCGTTATACCCCAGAGAATTTTTTAATTAACGTAGCGCAAGACGAGTCCGATCCGGTGTATGAGGCCGTAAGCGTAGATATGCTGCGTGTCCGGTTTAAGGTTGATGTGGTCGCTGGAAGCACTTCGCCTATCACGGAGCAGTTGGAGCGCGAAGATGCGCTGGCCCTTTTCAACTACACCATACAGTTACCCGAGATCAATCGAATGGAAGCGATCAAGGGATTGTTGAAGGCGTTTAAGGTGAGTGACCCCGACAAGTATCTGGGACGCACTGATGCCGATGCAACAAAACTGGCTAGCATGGAAAACGTGGCCTATCTGTTACGAGGCTCCAATCCTAATGTAACACCGGACGAAGACCATCAAGTCCATATGAAGATTCATTCTCAGATACAAACATTGCCAGAGATGCAGCAACTCTTGCCCCAACAGCAACAGCAAGTGTTACAGCTAGCTCAGCAGCACACACAGCAGCATCAACAGGCATTGGCCCAGAAAGCGCAAGGTGGGGCGCAGCGAGGGGGAGGTGGTGGCAAGCCTGCGGGAGATGTGCGGGAGCGCGATGGACAGGAAGGCAATATTATCTCTATGGTTAGGTCTAACGCACAAGAGATGTCACAGCAACTGCAACGAGCCCCAGGACAAAACTAAATGCTTTTCCATGACTTTGAGTGTAACAAGTGTGGCAATATAGACGAAGACGTTCCCTTTGAGAACCATCATTCGATTGAAAGGGAAGTGGATTGCTCTAGGTGCGGAAGCGCGGCTTCTATGCTATTTTCAAGAAGGAATTTTCTCCACCAAAACCATTCTGGCATGTATGGCAAGTGGCACGATGGCTTTGGTTGCGTAGTAGAGAGTTATAGTCATAAGCAGTCGTTATTAAAAAAATACAATGTCATTGAATCTGCCGATCCTGTTGGGGGATCTCGGAACCATATAGGGTCGGATGTTACTTCACCAAACCAAACCAAGGCAGAGGGGCCGCAATGGTCTTTCGGGGGATCTCCGAAAGAAGCCATCGAAGCCGCTCAACGCCATATGGAGGAATAACCCATGTCCGAAGCTATACTGGATTTGGACTCCATTTCACCGGACGAGAACACTTCAGTGGAATCCTCGGGAGAGACTACGGATAATTCTGCCGTAGAGCTTTTCCCCGAAGACAGCCCATCTGAATCCTCTACGGTAGACAGTGGACACTCTGAGTCGAGAAATGCCGAGGCTTTCAACCCGGACACAGTAGATTGGAATCGAGTTGATCCCGCTACGGTGCCGGATCAGTACCAGCCTGTCCTAAAGGCAGTAAAAAGCCAGCAGGCCGATTATACGCGCAAAATGCAAGACTTAGCAGACCAAAGGCGAAATCAAGAGTCTAAGGAATCTGAGTTACGCAGGATGCAAGGTGAGTGGGCAGATCGTGTGCAATCTGTTGCCGCACCACAGCAACAGGCGTTAGATCCTGTTACGCAGTTGCGAGCGCAGTCTACGGAAGAAGAAAATAAAGCAATGGACTTTATGGACTTTTACGTAGAGCAGCGTACGCATCAGAAATTCGCTGAACTGGAAGATCGTTATAACAACTTGTTACAGCGAGTCCAAAAAAGCGAAGCAACATTGCCTACGATAAATTCCCACATTAGAGAGCAAGCCGTGTCTCGCACTAACTCGGCAGTAGCAGAGGCAGTGCAAGAGTATGGTGATGATGTGAGAAACCCGAAATGGACACCGGAGATGCTTCGCCTTATGGCGAATGACAGCAGAGGAACGCCTCATCTCAATCCAAATACGGGTAAGCCCTACACCGTAAAAGAAGCCTATGAAAAAGTGGCGGGTGTTACGGCCAATAGTGCGAGTGCCTTGCGAAGTGCCAACAGGCAAGCTCGTAGAGGTGCAAAAAATGCAGTGCGGGCCAGCGCATCAGTCAATGCTTCTGAGGACGGGTCGGCATTAACCGACAACGAGGTCTTGTCTAAGCTGCAAGGTCTTGGATTTGAATAACATGTAACAAGGAGAATTAACCGTGGCTAGCACAAGCACTACTGAAACCTGGGATGCTGCGTGGACGCTGACAATGCGAGCGAAGCGCAAGAGATTGACAGACAATTTCTTTGATTCGTATCCGACATTGGAGGCTTTTCGCTCTAGTGGTTCCCTGGAAATGGAAAATGGCGGGAAAGAGATCCAAGAGGATATTCTCTATTCCGGTAACTCTGCTGAATATTTCAGCGGCTATGATGTGTTGAATACGGATGCTGTTGATGGTATCACCGCAGCTTTCTATCCGTTCCGTTATGCCAGTTGTCCCATCACTATCAATCACATTGAAGAGATGGAGAACCGGAAAACGGATGCGGCGATGAAGTTGCTCGAAGCCAAAACGCAGCAGTCGATGCTCACCCTGCGCGATCAGATCAACAGTTCGCTCTATTCCGCGCAGACGGGCAAGGCTCCGTTGGGATTTCAAGACATTATTGCCGATGCCCCCTCTTCTTCGCCCACCACCTTGGGTGGAGTCACTGTCAGCGGCAATAGCTGGTGGCAGAACAAGACGGAAAACGCCACCTCCGATACGTCTTTCAAGACTATCACCGGGACGAATTTCTACGAGGGCATGATACGCATGAGTACGTTGTGGAACGAGGTTTCGGAAGGCAATGAACAGCCGACCCATATCTTTACTACCAACGGTATCTATGCTGATTATGAGGAGATTTTTGAAGGCACTGGCTACCAGCGTCTTAGCTCCAAAGACACTCCTGGCGTAGATGGACGATTGCCATCTTATCGTGGCATTCCCGTTCAGTATGACCGTGATTGCGGCTCTAACCGCATTTATTTCCTCAACACTAACTACCTCAAGTTGAAGATGCAGAATGGGATGAACTTTGCTAAGACCCCGTTCCGCGAGCCTGCGAATCAGATGGCGAAAGTTGCTTTCATCATCGTTGGCCTTCAGCTAACGACTAACAATCGCCGTAGGCAGGGTGTTGTTATTAACGTCAATGACTAAAATCCGAGCCGCAAGCCAATGCAGCTTTTAAGCTCGCCCATGAGCGAAGGAGAAAACAATGTCAACATTTCGCAATTCCAACTTTGGCACCAATCGCATTGGTGGCGAAGGCCTTGGCAGTAACAAAGGCCAGGGTATCTATGAAGAGTCCTCTACGCCGAGGTATGATATTGGCGAGAAGCTCGAACTGGCGGATGGTCGGTGCTTCCGTTACTGCTATACTGCTGGCTCTATCAGTCGCGGGCTACTGGTATCGCAGGATGTGTCGGCAACAGCCATAATCGAAAGCGATGGCAAACTTACCGCAGCTTCAGCGGGTGCCACTTCGGTCACCTATACCGATTCCGGCACAGTTGGCAGCGCATCGCTGAATCAGTATGCTGGTGGCTATCTTCACATCACCGATGATGCCGGAGAGGGCTATCAGTATCGAATCAAGAGCAATACTGCCGCTTCCAGTAACGCCATTACTTTTACGCTTTACGATGGATTGGAAGTCGCTGTAACAACGGCAACCGATGTCGCTGTTACAGGGAACTTGTGGTATAACGTCACAGGTGCTACCGCAGGGACCGATTATATTATCGCGGGTGTAACGCCGATCAATTTTACGGCCAACTACTATGGTTGGGTCCAGACTGCCGGGATCGCTACGATCCTTTCTGACGGAGCCGTTGCCATTGGTGCTAACCTAACTTTGAGCGATGGTGTAACTGGAGCAGTGCAGACTAAGGATGCGGAAACTGAGCCCTTGGTGGGTTTGGCTACTTTTGCGTCTGACGATACGGGTCATGTGGGTGTTATCCTACAGGGTCTGGTAGCGTAGCATAGCCGGGGGAGGGGTCAATGGCCCTTCCCCCATTTATTATTTGAAAGGCAAGATTGTGAATAAAAAAAATACTCCCAATATGGATTTGAGCGAGGCAATGGAAGCCGAAGCTGCACTTGCTCCAGCGGTAGCCACTCCCCAGGAAGCTACTCCTCCAAGTGTTACAGCCGACCAGATAGCTGAAGTTATTGCTGCGGCGAGCGATGATGTAAAAGAGAAGATTCGTATTCGCCTCGACCTTAACAAGACTCATGCCAGGGCTCGCAAAAATAAGGTCAACAACCAGCAGGTTCGTAACACTGTAAAGGCTTTTGGCGAGGTGACTCATGCGCCAGATTTTGTTGCCGATCCTCCGAATCGTATCAAGGAGCGCGGGCAGGATGCGGTTGATATTTGGAAAAATCGCTGGCTCGAAGGCAATGGTAACAATTTGAGCGAGTATGACTTAGACCAGATCGCTGCCGAAGCTACTATGTAAGATGGCTGATCCTATACACGGAGATCTGACGGTATATGGAAACATATTTGCGGCAGGATACCGTGGCGATGGAACGCAGCTACGGTCATTGGCAGCACCTCGGATGACTTCTACGGAGCGCGATGCGCTGAGTGATGTGGCTAACGGTTTTATCCTTTACAATACAACCACCAATAAGCTCCAAGTTCGAGCCGATGGTAGTTGGGCGGATCTACATTGACAAATTTACAAGTGATGCAAATCGCGCTTCGCCGCGTTGGGCTGGCAACTACTTCGACCACGTTTAAGGATGGAGCAAGGGATTATTTAAATATCGTTAGCAAGGATATTGCCGCTAGAGCCAAGTGGTTTTGGCTCTTTAAAGAAGGCAATTTTACGTGCGTTCAAGATCAACGCAGCTATAGCCTTGCCTCGGACGTAGCGGAGCCTCTTTCTTTTCGCAACCACACCGAAAACCATATCATGCTGGTGTGGAGCAGCCAAAACCTCGATGCCAATGATCCCGATCATTCTGTTACGGGCGATTCTCGTTTTATAAGCATCAACGGAATAGACAGCAGCACAGGCTATGTTACCGTGTCACTCTATCCGTTGCCCGACAATAGCACCGATGTTGTAAAATATCGCTATTATGCTTTTATACCCGACTTTGACTCGGATGATGATGGCAACTCGCTGGACACATATGTTCACCCTATTGTTCAGCCTGCGATAGTCTTTGGCATAAGTGCGCTTTATAAAGAAGAAAAGGGCGATGACCAAGGAGCGATGGTGGACAAAGCTGAGATGGAGCGCATCATACAGCGAGGATTGACGCAAAACAGGCAAATAGATGGAAATCGCTCTTTTCGTATGCGTAGGCGCGATGACCTTGCTCCGGGCAGGTTTAGCTTCCAGCCCGTTGAAGGAAGCCTTTCCTAAATGCCTATAAACGCAAACTCTGTTCAGTATGGACCCTGGCAAGGTGGTGTGCGTTATGACCTTCCCACGGAGGACTTAGGGGCAAATGCTTTGTTTTCGATGTCTAATTGTCGAGTAGGGCAAGCTGGACAGGTAGAAAAAAGAAAAGGGTTTGCCAAGTTCAATAGCTCGGCATTAAATAGCGATGCTACGATTACGGCAGTGGGCCAAGTTACACTGGCAGGAACGGAAAAGACTTTTGCCATCGCAGGAAATAAGTTCTACGATGTTACGGGTGGTACGGGAACAGACAGGACGGGATCTGTAACAATAACAGCAGGAAATGATAACGTCTTCCAGTGGGTGCTGGCGGGATCAACTTTGGTTTTAACCAATGGCGTAGATACCGACTCTGTAACATGGGCTGGTGGCACGAACAACCTCGCAGCCCTTGACGATGACTCTCGATTTACGAAGGGCAAGCACATATCCTATTGGGACAACAGGCTATGGATTGGCAATGTTGATGGGGCAACCTATCAGCTATGGAGATCCAATACGGGAGACATAACTGTATGGGGCTCTACGGATTACTACAATTTTGATTACGATATTACAGGCATTGCTCCTATTGGCAATGCCCTTGGCGTACATACGGACCAGGGAATACACACACTGACTCCTACGGGAAACGCAACGGTTCCTTATCAAGTTTCTCGCCGCGCACCCGTTGGGACTGTTTCTGGAAGAGCGATTGTAACACTTCCATCGGGCTTACAGTTGTTTCCTCGCCTTGATGGGTTCTATGCGTGGGACGGTAGCGATCAAGTAACAAAAATCAGCAAGGCGTTAGATGGTTCGAGGTTTTGGGACAACCTCAATACAGCTAAGTTAAGCCTTTCTCATGGGATATATTATCCGACAATGAATGAGGTTTGGTGGTTCATTCCCTACGGCTCTTCGCAGGCTACGAATAATTACGCTATCGTTTATAATACGCTTCTTAATTGCTGGTCGGGTCCATATACAAACATGGCTCGGGATTGCTCGGCTTTAGTCGATGATGTTCCTCATGCGGGTGGATTCAATGGCATTGTCTACATCCACGACAAGAACAACAACGATGACTCTTCTGCTATAGCATCTTCATTTGAAACAGGATCTCCTGCCCCGATGGGGGCCGATGTGCGATTGCGATGGCTTTATGCGCGTCATTTTTTTGATACGCAAAATAGTGCCTATGACGTACAGGTGTTACAACAGTCTCCTAAGATAACGGGAACAACCGAGTCTATTGTTATGGGGGAGGCTTCTGCTGGTCTTGGTAGTTTTGTGATCGGAACAACTAAGCTCGGTGGAGAAAGTCAAGCTCTGTATGCTGATACAGATTTGATGGGATACGATAATACAAGTCAACTCAAATACACAAACAATGCCAGTGACGAACCATACACCTTTCGGAGAGTAATGTTACAGTACAAGCCGATAGGTCGAATGAGGCGGCGCAAGGTCGTAGGCGTGGAGTAAAATATAATGGCTAGTGGGTCTTTCGATTATTCATCCGATCCAAGGTTTCAAAAAGTTCGCCGCTCGGCACAGTTTGGGCTATACGACCAAGATGCACTCTCCCAAGCATTGCAAAATCCCGATTTGATGGGGATAGAGGGCTATGATCCAATGGCAGCCCTTCAGTCTGTCGGAGATGTGGGTCGATTCGGTGATTCTGGTCAGTTTTTTGATGAATACACTGCGGGACTAAGCAGTGCGATTGCTGCTGATCCGAGTGCGCGAGATCCCGGCTTTCAAGGAATGTCGTTTAGCGAGTTCCAGCGATTGTTCCCCGACAGGGCTAGGTCATATGCGCGTTCCGATGCGTATAACACCGCTTTAAACACTCCGAGTCCTGCCAATCCTGCCGCAGTGTCTTCGCCTGGATCTACGGCAAGCACGACTTCTACATGGGGGGCAGAGGATAGAGCAAGGGCCGAAGAAGATAAAAAAAGGCAAGAGAGGGATGAATTAGAGCGGCGGAGGCGAGAAGAAGAAGAGCGGAACAGGCAAGACGAAGAGCGGCGTAGGCAGGAGGAAGATGACAGGCGCAGGAGAGAGGAAGAAGACAGACGGAGAAGGGAGGACGAAGAGCGGCGGAGGCAGCAAGACGAAGAGCGCATAAGAGAAGAGGAAAGGATAAGGCTGGCAGAAGCCTCCAGAGGCACAGCCAGTGGCCCCGAAGCACAGCCCGAAGTTGAAGTAACGGCTGCCCGTCCTGCCGTTGTCCACCAAGCAGAGGGGCCAAGCGTAGAGGCTTCTACGGCAACGGGTGGATACACCGACCAAGAGTTGCGTCAACAGCAGATGGACGCACAGAGAGAGGCTGTTGCATCGGCTGAAGAGGCAGCGGCAGAATCAGTTCGGGGTTTGCCTGCGCTACAAATAGCTGATCCGAATTTAAATATAGAGCTTGCAAAAGCCGAAGCACCTTCTGGCGGCCCAGATATTTCCGCATCTCCTTATATTTCGGACATATCCGATCCCGGCTTTAAAGATCCGACTATATCTGCATCTCCTTATGTAGCTGATATAAAAGATCCTGGCTTTAAAGATCCAAGTATGTTGGCTTCGGGAGACATTGAGTTTGATCCAGAATATTTTCAATATGAAACTGATCTTGGGAATGTCTATTTAGATGCGTTGCGGCAAAGTCTTACTGGCGAAGGGGGTGTAGACCCGCAGGCAGCAGCGCAGATGGCAGACCTTGAGGCGAGACAGGCTAGGGACGAAGCACAGACCGTAGAAGACCTTCAGCGTTATGGTGTTTTACGGGGTGGTGGCGATACGGCTGATGTGCTTGGCGAGCTTCGTTCCGGCTATGGTCGCACTTATAAAGATATATT